CCGGTGCCTGTGGTGGTGGCACTGCCCAGAAGGGCTTTGAGCCACATGCCGATGTTGCGCACATCCACAGGCACGACCATGTCGCCTTCGACCTTGATCACATCTCGAATCGGCGCATTAGGCTCACGACCCAGGCCGATCAGGTCGTTGGCAATCAGCCCCTGTTCGGAGCCGAGTGTTGTCGATACAAAAGGCAGCTTCCAGTAGTCGCCCACTGGGTTGCTGCCATAGGTGGTTTCGAACGCGGCCAAGAGGCTGGCGTTCGCGCCATAGGCACGGGCCATAGGTTTTCTCCTTCGGAGTTGGGATTCAGTTCAGGGGTCCCGCACTGCTGTAGTGCAGGACCACGGTCAGCAGGCAGGCCTTGATGCCTCCTGTGCCCTCGGGTGCCAGTTCGTCGAATTTGGGAGGGCCGATTTCGGCGTACTCGATGACGCCACCAAGCGTCCGATCGGCTTCGATCAGGGTTGCCAGCTCAACCAGCAAGCCGTCCATGCGGGCATCACGTGCGCTGGCATCTGAGTCGGCGACAAACAATTCGATGGCCACCTGGTGCTGCCAGTGGTAGGTCAGCGGCGAGAGCGACACTTCGGGCTCGCCCATTTCGCCGTCGCGCAGGATGGCCATGGCTTGATCTGACACGCGCTCAGGCAACGCGGCGTTGCGTTTGACCGTAGCCCCGAGGGACAACTCACCAAGCACAGCAAACAGTGCGGCGATGGCGTTTTCTCGTTGGCTCATGACGGTGCCCCTTTGCGGTTGGCTTCATCGAAACGGTTGGCGATGCGGTTGGCCAGGGTGGTGATCCAGCGGCGCGAGCTGCTGTCGATGTCGAATTTCTTCTTCAGGGTCACTTGGGGTACGAGCAAGAACATGGGCACCGTGACCAGCCCTCGACCAGCCGCTTGGGCCTTTTGCGAGGCAGCGGAGAAGCCACCGCGTTGGCCTTGGCGGGCCCGCTGGTTTTCTGCAACGAGTAACGAGGGTTGTCCCCGGCGGTAGACAAAGCGCAGGCGCTGGCCGCGCATTCGCTCCCACAGACCCGGCGTCATGCGTTTGCCGCGCGGGCCCTTGCCGGCGGCCGGTAACGGAATCGCCAGCCAGAACCCATCTTTGGAACGGATGGTGGCGCCCTGGTCATGCGCCCCCACCACCACCGGCGCCCGGCTATAGACCAGGCCGGCGGCCTTGATGCTTATCTGCCCCTTGGGATAGACATCGCCGCGCCAGGTGTTGGCCAGGCGCTGCCCCAGGCCTGCGCTGGTGATCTGGCTGCGCAGCTCGGTCTTGAGGCCATCGGTCGCTTCACGGATGGAATGCGTGACCGCCTGTTCGGCAATGCGCACTTCGTCGGCCAGTATCTGGTCCAGATTGCCGGTGAGTGCCGCCATGAGCTTCACAGCGGCGCTCCGGTCAGCGTCCAGATCAAGCGATCCCGATCGGCCAATGGCTCACCCACCACCTGGTAGGTCTGGCCAGCAAGCGTGAAGCGCTCGCCCTCACGGGGAGAGACCACGTCGCGGACCATCACATCGAAACGGTGGGTGGCCAGTGCCAACCGGGTGTCACCGAAAGACTCGACGACATCGGCCTGTTTGGCGATGAACCGCGTGGCGATCTCACGACCATCGGCCAGCCGGTAGGTGCCGGGCACCCCCAGCCGGGCGAAGAGTCTGCTCACCGCGCGCTCAAAGGCGGCTTGCATCGGATCAGGAAGTCAACTTAATCAGCACACCCGGGCGGTGGCACATGGGCAGTGGATTGCTCTGCGTGTGCAGATCGGTGCCACGGTCGAACTGACGAGGCGCCTGCTTGGCGTACAGCGACTGGCCCAGCGTGTTGACCGTTTCGTTGAAGTCGGCCGGGGCAAAGTAGGTGCCAAAGGTATCGACCGTACCCAGCGGGAAGGCATGGGCCTCGCCTGCTGCAATGAAGCGGCGGGTACCGAGATCCCCATTGGACTGCAGGTAGGCGGCTTGGCCACGGTATTCCTCGAAGGTGACCCCGGCGTAGGTGAAACCCGAGCGCACGTCGTTGATGAGCACTGCACCTTGCTGCCAGTTGGTATAGGCGGTCTTGACCTCCTTGTGGGTGGTCAGCGCCCGGAAGAATTCGGGTGAGCACAGCACATGCACGCCAGTCATGAATTCACCCTGCAGGGCGTCTTCGATCTTGGTCAGCAGGTCATAGCAGTGGCCCTTGACCTCGCTGTTGGCATTGGCCAGGTCGAAGTTGACCGATTGCGGCGTGATCTGGAATTCGTTGAACAGGTTGCTGATCACGCTGCCATCGGCGTCCAGGATTTCACCCTTCAATGCACCCATGCGCAGGTGCTCCAGCGTGATGGCGTGCTTGTTGCGCATGGTCTCCAGGTGACGAGCGAGCACACCAGAGATCGCTTCCATCTCGGTTTCCGAGCCGAAAGCGCGGATGCCCTGGACTTCCTCGGGCAAGACCACATCGTCGTGCGGGATGTGCGGAATGACGAAGGAGCGCAGCTTGCGCTTGCCACGCTCTCCGACCGTGCCGGGCGAGCCAGGCGGCTTGGTGGGCAGCAGGTTCAGGCGACCGGCGTACTCCTCCACGATGATCTGGCGGGTGCGCACGGGTTTGGCCGGAAACAGGTTCAGGGCTTCCAGGCGGCCGTAGCGGTTGGGGATGAGGTTGATGGCGGCGGTCAGGCTGGCCATCGAGAAACCAGGGTTCAGAAACGGGTTGTTCATTTGGGGCTCCAAAAATGACGAAACCCGCGCAAGCCAGATGGCCAGGCGGGTTCGGGGATGAAAGACGGGTAGGTTTAGGACGTGGATCAGGCGGAGTCACGCACCAGCACACCGCGCTCGGCCAGCTGCTGCTCATAAGCCGTGCGCTGGGCACCGGTGAGCGAGATCGGCCAGACCAGCGCAGTCTTGGCAACGATGGCGTGGCGGGCGATCAGGATGGCGTCGCTGCGGTCGGCGTTGGTAGCATTGATCGCGTTGGCGAGCACCCCGATGGCGTCCTCAGTGCCGTCGGTGGCGGCCGGGTCGATCGCATAGTGCTTGCCATCGCTGGCATTGCGGCCCAGCACCGTGCCCAAGGGCAGATTCTGGCCAGCGGCGATGGTGGCGACGTCACGCGAATAGCGGTTGGGGGCTTCGTACTTCAAGAGGTCGCCAAGGTTGTTTTGTTCGGTGATGGGGGTCATGGTCTATTCCTTTCTCAGGCGGTGGCAGTGAGTTTCTTCACGGCGGCCACAATGGGTGAGGCCTCCGGGCGATCAAGGTTTTGGGTACCGGCATCCACGGTGATGGTCGAGCGGATGTCATCGGCCTCGGAACGTGCCGCACGGGCGTCGATCAGTACGCGACGTACATCGGCCTCGGTCTTGCCAGCGGCGATGAACTCGGCCGCGCGGTCAGGGCATCCAGCCAATAGGCAGACCTCGGCAATGGCCTGGGCAGCCTGGGTCACCTCGCGGCGGGCTTCGGCCACCAGTGCGGCGGCTTCGTCGGTGCTGATGGTGTCGACGGTCTCGATCACTTTCTCTTCTTCGTTCATGGTCATTTCCTTCTTTAAGGATGCCGCCTCAGCACGGATGACGCCCCGCACCTGAGACGGCGAATGGTTACGGGCGTTGATAAATCGATGGAATTCGGCAAGGGTGGCCTCCAGCGTCTGGAGGCCATCGGCCAGTCCTTGGTCCACGGCATTGGTGCCGAAGAAGAGTCCTGCCTCGGTGGCGCGCACAGCGTCCAGATCCAGGCCGCGCATGGCAGCCACGTGATCGGTGAAGATGGAATACAGCCGATCCACTTCGCCTTGCAGCTCGGTCTTGGCGGCATCCGACAAAGGCTCGTGAGGCGAGTAGTCGTTCTTGTGAGCACCTGCCGTGATGGCGGTGAACCGATAGCCATCCTTGGCGTCTTTCACCGACTGGTCGACATGCAGGGCGATGACACCGATGGAGCCGACACCTCCCGTCTCGGTCACGAACAGGCGCTGGGCGCTGGCGGCAATGGCATAGGCTGCCGAATACGCGGCATCGTTGGCCACGGCCCAGACGGGTTTGACCGCAGCCACCTCGCGCACGCGGCGCGCCAACTCGAAGCTGCCCGAGGCTTCGCCGCCCGGGGAGTCGATATCGAGCAAGATGCCGCTGACCTGCGGGTCGACCAGTGCTGCATCCAGCATGGCACTGATCTCGCCGTAGGACGTCAAACCCGAAGCGGCCTCCATACCCAGCGAGCGCTTGACCAGCGATCCATGGATCGGGATCACCGCAATGCCATCGGGAGCAGTAGCTGCGGGTGGCCGTTGGTAGACGGCCATGTCCATGGAAGGCATGGCAGGAACATCGGCCATGCCGATGCGCTGGCCGACCACGGAGAGGATCACGTCCAGCTTGGGTCGGTGAATCAGTAGGGGCGTCCCGAACAGGCGGGAGGCAAGGTAAGTCATGGTTGGGGGTCCTGGTTGTTGGGTGGCGCGGCATCCGGGTCACTAGACTGCGGATCCGTGGGCTGCGCGTCGGGGGCTTCGGTGGGCGGTGCTGCGGCTGCCTGGTCATGCCGGGCATCAGAGTCAAAGACCAAGCCCAGCGCATCGGCCCGGGCGTTGTCCGCTGCGATCTCGCGGTCCACGTCTTCGGCGTCGTAGCCATTGCCGGAGATGGCTTCAGACCGGCTCATGAGGCCCGCGCGGATCGCCAACTTCATGGCGTTGAATTCCTTCTGCGGATCGACCCAGCTCCAACCCTGTGGAATCCACTTGGCGGCCTGGTAGGTGCGGCGGTCTTTGCGGTAGCCGGGCAAGTCAATGGCGCCTTCGAGTACCGCCTGATCCATCCAGGCGCGCCAGATCGGTCGGCACAGCTGGTGCACGATCACGCCGTGCTGCAGGGCTTCGCAGCGGCGGCGGAACTCCAGCAGGCCCGCCCTGATAGAGGAATAGTTCACCTGCGTCAGGTCCCCGGTGAGCATCTCGTAGGTGATGCCCATGGCAGCGGCCACCGCCCGGAACTGCTGGCGCATGAATTCGGCGTAGGAACTGCCGACATCAGCAGGGGCCGAGAACTTGATGTCTTCGCCGGGTTCCAGGATCTGAAGCGTGCCCGGCTCCATGCCCGCGAGTGCCACACCGTTGGCATCTGCCGCAGACTCGCCCATCAGGTTGTCTTCTGGAGCCATGCGAGTGATGAAGCCAGCGAACATGGCTGCGGTTTTTTTGCGCACCAGCTCCGCGTCGTCGTACTGATCCAGCTCGTTGAGTTTGACGAGCGCCCGGGTGAGCCACGGCTCGCCCCGAATCTGGCCGGGGCGCAGCGGACGGAACAGGTGAATGAGTTCACTGGCGTCCACACGCACGGTGTCCATGCCACCGCCGCCGGCACTGCTGGACATGGGTGCCAGCAAGCCGTCATTGGGATGCGAGCGGTACAGGTGGTAAGCCACCCGGCGACCCACTTTGTCGAATTCGATGCCAGCGCGAATGACGTTGCCACCCGGCAGATCCCGGTTCATGGTGGTTGGCAGGTGCTCGGCTTCCAGCACCTGGATCTGCAGCGCTACCGGCAGACCATCTTCGGTGCGGCGGTAACGCAATCGGATCAGCGCTTCACCGCCTTCGAGCATCGCGCGGGTGGCGAGTGCTTGGAGACCGTAGAAGTCGGTCAGCCCTGCGGCATCGGCCTGTTCACACCAATCCCACCACAGGCTGTGGATCGCCTCGCGCGTGGCCTGGTCTTGCACCATGCTCTGCGGCTTGATGCCGGTACCGATGGCGTTGGCCACAAAGGCTTCGATGCCAGCGGCAGCCCAGGCGTTGCGACGCACCAGATCACGGCTTTTGGCACGCAGTTCATCTTGGGCCAGCGAGAGGGCAGCTACCGCACCGGGATTGCTGGGCATCCAAGCCAGGGCGCGGCGACCACCGCCGGTGCCGTCGTAGACCGCTTGTCCCCCGCCAAATCCGCCGAACATGCGGCGACGCAGACTTTTGAGCCAGGCCATCAGAGCGCCTTGCTCGTGGTCACGCGGATCTGGCGCGATTTGGGTGCGCCGGATTCACGAGCGATAGTGGCTTCGACTTCGGCGATCGCAGCTTTCAAATCGGCCACGCTGCGATACTCGATGCTTTTGCCCTCGTAGGTCACGCGGTGTTCGCCGCTGGCCAGGGCTTCGCGTAAGGCGTGCAAGTGTTCTGGTGTGTAGGTCATGCTTATTTGTTCACTCAAGTCATCCATCGGCTGCGCACCACGCGCCGAGCGGGCGCTGGCGTGCTGCCAGAAGTGCTGAGGCCACCGTCGAACTTCTGCTCTTGGGTGGCCTCGGGGGTGTCAGTGGGAATGGCGATGGCCGGAGGGCCAACGCCGAGTTGTTTTTCCAATTCGAGCCAGTGCCGGTCTTCGAACCGGTCCAGGCCAGCAGCTGCTGCTGCCGCTCGGGCATAGACGTAGCAGTCGAGCGCCTCGTTGCGCTCACGCATCTTTTGCCACTCGCGGTGGGCAAAGCCGTTGCGGTCTCGCCGGGTAATCAGTTGCTCGGCGCACAGCTGCTGCAGGTACTCGGCATCGACCTTGGGCAAGTGCACGAAGCCGGCCGGGTAGATCGGCGTGATGCCGTCTTCGGCCACCTCGGCGCTCTTGCGCAGGTTGTTGTAGAACTCCAGCTTGGCAATACCGCCAGACACCGGGAACACCTTGATGCCTCGGCGCAGCTTCTTACCGCTGGCGGTGGCGTCCACCGCCGTGGGCGTCCCGATCAGCGCCGCGCC